CCTGTATAAGTAGACAGTATTGTTCCACAAAGATCCGGGATCGCCTACCCCTGTTTTTCTATTTCTGCTGCAGCTCGTCGCAACAAGCCCTCTAGCGCGGCCTTTACCGTTTGTCGGCGGACCTCGTCGCGGTTGCCAGGGAAGTGTTCGAGCTCGGTGGTGACCTCATCGCCCACGCCCCAGGCCAGCCATACGGTGCCCACTGGTTTGTCCGACGAACCGCCATCGGGGCCCGCCACACCGCTGACCGCTACGGCAAAACGCGCCAGGCTTTTCTCCTGGGCACCTCGCACCATCGCCTCCACCACTTCGCGGCTGACAGCCCCGACTTTGGGAAACAGCGCTTCCGACACGTTCAACTGCCGGGTCTTCTGGCGATTGGAATACGTGACATAGCCCGCCTCGAACCAGGCCGAACTCCCGGGAATCCGCGTGATCGCCTCGGCGATGCCGCCGCCGGTGCACGACTCGGCCGTAGTGACGTGGGCATTGAGAACCTGCAAGCGTCGACCAAGTTCAGCGGCGAGTTGAGTAATTTCCTTCACGGTCATCTCCTGGAGTGGACGGGCGTTTGCCTACCCTACAGGAGCCCATGGGCCATGCAAGTTACAAGAGACTAACGCGCGACGGCCCGGACATACGCCTGGCAGGCGCGCAAGGCAATCATGGCGTTATCGCCGTCGTCGGTGATGCCGATAATTCGTTGAGCATGCGCCGGGTCAAGTCGGGCTCGCGGGGCGCCATGAACCACGCTGCCGGGGGTGGCGGTGGCTGGCATTGGGCAGCCGCTGGCTGAGTCGCTGGTGTCGAGAAGGACTGACAACCGCACATCAGCAGTGGCCAGGCGATCCCGCAGGTGAGCCTGATCGTGCTGTGCATCGGAAAGCTCCCGGGTGTGTTGTTGGTCGCTGGCGCTGAGGTGTTGCTCCAGTGCCAGCCGTTTGTCCTGTTCCAACTGTTGCTGACGCTGAGCCGACAGGCTTTGTTGGCTCAGCGCTTCAGCGTGCAGTGCCTCCAGGCGCTCAAGCTGTGTGCCATACCGCCAAGCCTGTACCTGCCAGGCAACACCCGCCGAGACCGCCGCCAACAGGAAGAAGCCAAGCAGGCGATATGACGTCAGGAAGCCCATAGAACCGCCTTCGCCCGAGCCCACAACTGCATACGGTTTTCCAAGCCATTGAGGCCGCCATTGATACGCCGGGTGATGGTGGTGAACTGGTCTTTGTCGGCCAGTTCGTTCAAGCCATTGCTCTGCCAGAACCACGCGGCGGATTCGCAGGCCCATTGCGGCTGCTCCAGCAACTCCGGTTGCTGCAACAGACGCTCATCGCCGAACAACGCCTGGCTGCATGCCAGGTAGTTGCGCCGGCCGGTGATCTGGATCAGGCCACGACCACGATACTTCTGACCGTCGCCATCGGCTTCGGGGGTGTTGCCCAGGCGAGCGGCCAGGGTGCCGGTGTCGTATTTGCTCAGGTATTGATCACTGCCCAGTTCACGTACGTAACGCAGTTCGCCGGATTCGTGGCCGATTTGAGCGAGGAAGGCGGCGATGCGGTTGGGGGTGGTGATTTGGTGATGTGCGGCAGCCTCATTTAAAGAAGCTAAAAAAATGCCCGCTCTAAGGCGGGCTCCAGGCATTACTTGGATAAGTTGAGGGAGTGTTATCAGCATCGTTTTTTACTCTCACACGCCCAGATATTTACTGAGCAACAGCGTCCAACCAAGGCAATCCAGCGGGCCGTTTGGCTATCGAGGGGAAGCTCTCAGCCTGGGGCCAGTCACGCAATGCTTGAGTGTATTTGAGCAACTCTTTGAACTGCTCAGCAGAAAGCGTGGTTTTCAATCCCATGTCCAGCTGATCACGATGACGATCGCGCACCCAACTAATGCGCTGAATTTCCGAATCACGCCACATGCGCTCATTTGCCTGGACTTCGGCATCGGAAATGACGGGATCAATATGCTCCTGGCACTGCTCACCCGAATCAATCAGTAAACGCACTGCGCGATAAACTTCCGGTGTTTCTGCTTCAGTCACATGGTAGGGATAGCCATCCAAGGTGACTAAGTAGCTACCGTCATTTTTAAGATAAATGTCCTCTATGTTGTACTGCTCAGGACGTTGTTCGTTATCCATTACTGAATCCTCCATGCAAAACCGACACAGTTTCCATTACCTACCGCAGTGCCACCAGCTGCCACTCCGGCGTTGCCACCAAGCGCAGCCCCGTTACCGTTGTAATTGGCACAGAAAAAGGCCCACGTTCCGCCTGCTGGAAGCACACCGCTCCCCCCTATCTGGATCCATTGCCCAGCTACAGGTTTGAGAAAGCTGGAAGCTGACAGCGCATCGGTAATCCCGTAACCCGCCAGCGTAGTCGCCACGTTCGCTTTACGCGCGGGGTCAAAATTCCCGGAAGTCCAGGCTGTCTGTGATCCCCACATGAGTTCGCCTGCAGAGTTCATCGCCAAAGACCTGGCAATCAGTCCCGCCCAGTGGAACAGGATTCGCGGTGCGTAGTCGAAACCGGTCTGGGTGTTAGTGACTTCCTGCGCCTCACGAATTTCCAACGCACCACCAACACCATTGCCAGATTCTCCCAAGGCTTGCGCGGACAAACTAGGTCGTTGACGGCTGGTACCCCCAACCAGCAATGCGTCAGTGATTCCATATCCTGCCAGCGATGTTGCCTTATCTGCTTTGGCTGCCGGATTGAAGTTCCCGTCATGCCACAACATGCGCCAAGTTCCCTTGCCATCATCTGCAACTCGACGTACTCCGAACCATTCGCCTGTAATCCCCGCAAGGAGATCAAACCCATACTTACCATCGGGATACTTTATATGCAGCCCAGCGCCGTATCTGACCGCATCGGGCCGATCCGTCGTAGCGTCGGCGAGTGTCACGAACTGCGTGGAAGTTAATTCTGAGGAGTTTCCTTTCACCACGGCAGGAATAGTAAGAAGTCCGCCCGCCCCCGCAGGCATGGCATCCGTAATCCCATACCCCGCCAACGTCGTCGGCTTGTTCTTCAACTTCAACCAATCACTCAACACACTCAACGCCTGCGCCAACTGATCCGTCTTGGTCTCATCCGGCGCAATCCCCGCCGCCGCCAGCACATTCAAAATCTCCTGCGTAACCCCATTCCCCCAAGCCGCCGGAATCAAACTCCCTGGCGTCCCGGTCACCGGGTTCTCATCCACAAACTTGCCATTCACCAGCCCAACGCTGGGCACACTCTTTGGATAATCCACGCTTCTACCCTCTAGTCATAATTGATGTGCACCTGCGTATGAGCAGGTGCGCTGCGATGAATCAGGCACTCCAGGGCGTTCCCCGGATTGACGCCAAACCGCTCTCCCCAATAACTCGCCCCAAACCGCCGCCCCAGGTGCTGGCGGCCGCCGGTGTTGAGCGTCCACATGAAGTGCACCTGCCAGGTGCCAAAATGCGCGGCGCCAAACCGTGAGCGGCCCATGCGCGGTGCGCGGTGCTCTGTGACACTGGCGTCGGGATAACCCTGGCTGCGGGCGATTTCGATGTAGTACGCGGCGCGCTGGCTGCCCACCGCCAACAGCCGTCTACGCACCGCCAGGCGACGGTCGTCGTACAGCGGGCTCAAGCCCAGGCAGGGATCGGGCAGTTGCATCACCCTTTCCCACTCCGGCACCAGTTCGCTGACGGTCGCCGGGTCCATTTCGTTTTGCAGGTCGCAGGCCCGGGCGTCGATGCGCGTGAGTTCTTCGGCGATGCCTTTGAGCACCGTCTCCAACTGCGGCACGGTTTCCAGATCCCAGGCTGGCCCGCTGGGCAACAAGGCGATCAGTTGTTCCTGATACTGGCCAGCGGTTCTCACTCCAGCCATGTGATACCTCCGAACACCAGTAACTGATTCGTCGCCGCTGTAACGTCCGCCAACGGGTTTGTGAGGGTGTGGTCGGTCTCGCCGGTCGCAGTGCTGATGGCTTCGGCGATATGGGTCAGCAACAAGGTGTCGCCCAAGCCGGCTTCGCGGTTGTGCAGGTCACGCAGTTGGGCCTCGACAGCCGCGCGCACGGCGCTGGTGTCGGGGGTCAGCCGCAGTTGATAAGCCACCGGTTTCATCACTGGCGCCAACACATACACATCAGCGGTGACTGGCCGCAGCGGCTCGATATGAGCTTGAACCTGCGCCAGCTGCGCGGCATTGGGGATCGGCTGCGGGTCGTCGTCACGCATCACGAACACCCCCACCGTCCCCGGCCCCAGGTAATTGCCGCGACACCACGCCCGAGTAATGCCGGGCACTTCGAGGGACCAGGTCTCGTAATCCTGTGCCGAACCGCCCTGGGGGATAACGCGATAGGAACGAATCACCCGCGCCCGCAGCGACTCCAGGGTTTCTCGCGCCACACCGCCGGTCAGCCCCGGCGCCAGCACGGTAAAGGTCGAACCAATACCTTGCAGCGGCTGGACCGCAATCAGGCTCAGCCCGGCATCAGCGTTGCCCAGGGTGCCGGCGTCAATCGCTTGCACGGTGGCAGTGTTGAGGCCCGCATGGGTCGTGGCGGCAGCGGTGACTTTGAAGCTGCGCCCATCACTGCTTTGCAGCACCGTATCCACATCCAGTACCGCGCCCGCCGCCGCGGTAAAACTCACGCTGCCACTGGCGGCCACCGCCGCCTTGCGCGCCTGGTTCAACCGCAGCGCGGCGATGCGCTCCAGGGTGGATTCATCCGCGGTATCCGGCAGGATCTGCTCAGCGATCCAATCGAGATAACCGTACAGGCCGAACGCCGCACCACTGAGTGTGCGCGCCAGGACCTGGGCATCGGACTGGCGCAGCGAATCGCTGGCCAGGTCGCTTTGGGTGCGTTTGATCAGCACCGGCAGCGAAGGGGTTTCAAACGGCATAGATCACCTGCCAACTGTTATCAGGGTTGATGTCCAGGCGCTCGCCATCGGCCAGGGTCAGCTGCGTGCGCAGGTTGAGCCGCTGGGCGTCGAGGCGTTCACTGAGGACTTCGATGGCGCTGCAATGCCCATCATCGATCAGCCATTGCAGGGCCTCGCGGGCATAGAATTCGGCGTCCAGTTGCGTCTGGCGGGTCAGCTTGACCCGGCGCAGCAGCCACAGCCTTGAGCCGATACGGTCGTCGGCCACGCTGGGGAAACTGTCGCCCCACCAGCCGAAGCGCTCGTCATCGTCAACGGGGTCATCCGGCGCGGCACGGCGCCAGGTGAACAGGCTGATCAGCACCGAGCGGGTCAGGGCATTTTTCAGGTTGTCGGAGACAAACATCACTGGCCTCCCGCCGGCGCGCCGGTCTGGCCGCTGCCGGGCTGTACACCCACATGCACGTGCCGGATCTGGCTGATGCCGCCGGCAATCTGGTCGCCCTGGGAGATGATCTTGCCGCTCTGGGTCAGGGTCGGCGTATCGATGTTCACAGCGTGGCTGGCGCGGATATTCAGGGTGCCGGTTTCAATGTCGATCACCCGCCCGCGCTTGAAGTGAACCTTGTCGCCTTCGTCGGTGTAGATCGCCACTTCACCCGGCGCCAGGGACTGCAAGCGATAGCGACGGTCGGCCACCACCAGCACGATGGCGTGGGAGCGGTCCCCGCCCAGGAACGTGGCGATGCCTTCAGCACCCGCCAGCGGATTGCTGGTGAAACCGTAGGGTTCGAAGTGCTCCATGTCGTCGTTCACTTCGCCTGCGGTCAGGCGCATTTGCAGTGATTGCAGCTTGGTGGCCGAGTGGGCGAGCACGACAGTGCCGCGCGCCAGCAGGCGAGTCAGTAGGCTCATGGAAATTCCTTGATGGTTAAGCGGATGGCAACGGATTGGCATCAAAGGTGGACGGCGGCGCCACCTGTAGCGTAGTGATCGAACCTTGGTCGGAGAGCGAATAAGTAATCCTGGAGATCAGCATGTCCTGGTCAGAGCCCAGCACCGGATCGACCACCCGCACCAACAGGTTGTGGCGCCACAAATCGCCGTTGGACTGCCGCCAGCCTTGCACGGTGTAGGTGGTGGTCAGGGCTTTTCCGGTACGGGTGGCGCGTTCCCAATCAGCGCGTTGCTGGGCCAGCTCAGGGGTCAACTGCGTCGGTTCGCTGATCACCGTGACGCGTTTTCGCGCGGCGTTTTCATCCCGGGAAATCCCTGAAACCTCACTGACCGCCGCTGCACTTTTCTGATCATCGCCCTTGTGCTGGCCGATGACGCGGTACTCGGAAAACACCGAGCCAAAGTCCATCGGTGCGTTAGCCGAAAGGATGTTCTTGCCCAGTTCCAGGTTGTCATTCGCACGCCCTGCACTCCCCGGCAATGCCAGCACCAGGCGTCCGTCCGCATCGTCGGTGGAGAACACCCGATACAGCGTCAGCAAGCGGTCGATGGATTGGAATACCGTCTCCCCGGGCACGATGCTGTGGGTCTGCAAACGTGTGGTCTCGGCAATCTCGCTGTGCACCTCGACGCCATAGGTGGCCGTCAGCGCGCGGACGATGCTCAGCACACTTTGCCCGCGCCACTGGCCGGGCTGGTTTATCGCTGCACAGTCCACCAGGTCCTGCGTCACCGAACCGCCTTGAATACTCAGGCTGATCTGCTGGCCGTCGTAACTGACGGGGGCCTTGAACACAAAGCCGGTGAGCACCAGATCGCAACCGATGCGCACCTGGCAACGGACTCCAGGCTTGATCGGCACCGCCAGGGTTTGCCCGGGCCATTGCCAGGTGATGTTGAGGGTGAAGGTGCGAAATTGACGCTCCAGGTCGGCGCTGATTTCCACGCTTTTCCAGCCGCCATAATCCAGGCCGTCCACGGTCAGGGTGACGGCATTGTCCAACTCGTTCATGGGTTACTCCCTGACCACTTGCAGATCCGCCGGTGGCAGGAAACCTGGATGGGCCACCCGATTGCGCTGCACCACCTCGCCCACTCGCGTCGCGTCCCCGAAGCGCTGATACGCCAACAGCAAGGCGGGCATGCTGCGCATTGGCGTCAGGTTGACCAGTCGCACGCCGGACGAAGCCACCGCGGTCAGATGCGTGAACATCTGTTGGCGCAAGTCGTTCAGCGCAACGTAGTGCCCGGCGTCGGCCTTCAATGCGGCTTGCCACATGGCTTCGTTCAGAAGGTCACGCAGCACCAGCACATCGTCGGCCACCGGTACTTCACGACGCTGCACCGGCTGTGCCGCCTGTTGCGCCAGGGACGGCGTGGTGCTGAGGGTCACCGCTTTGGTCGCCACCGGTACGTCCGCCAGCCAATGGGCGATCTTCACCCACAACGCGTCCTGTACCAGATTGGCGGTGGCCTGCACGGCGGCCATGCTGTCTTTGCCGGTGGTCAGCTTCGGCACGTCGATAGTGCGAGCCGCTTCCACCTGCTGCGAGAGGTTCGCCAGCATGCCGCGATAGCCGCTGCGGGCAAATGCCTTCAACTCCTTCACATCACCGAGCAAGCCCTTGAACTCGGCGCTCAGCTCCTTGGGTACTTCCTTGATGGCTTTGACCAGTGCGTTCAGGTCGCCATACAACTGAATCAGCGGGGCAAACTGCTGTTCAATCACCTGGTAAACCTCAGCCAGGCCATTGCGCAACGCCTGGATCCCCACCCGTGCCTGCTTCACCAGTGCGACGGCCTGCTCAAAACGCAGCACCGCCGACCCCAGCAAACTGTCGGCCGACACCAGCAACAGCTGGCGGGTATTGACCGCCGTAGTGGGAAACTTCAAAGGTTCGTCGGGATAGAACTTCAGGGCAAAGGTCACCAGCCCGCCGTCCTGGCGAGTCTGGGTCATCTCGCATTCGCCGACCTTGACCTGCAACCGTCCAAGCCACGGGTGCACCAGCTCGCCAGCGCCCTCCTCCAGGGCCTTGAGCAACTTGTCGCGTTGCTCCAGGCAATCCTCACCCACTACAAATGCCGTCAGCTCATGCACCCGGGACTGTTGGCCCAGCCCCTCAAAAAACGGCAGGTCGCGCTGAGGGTATTCGTGCAACTGGCCCTTCTTGCCGACCGGGACTTTCGCCTGGTCAACCCAAAAACCGACGCCACGAAACGACGCCGGCAACAAACGATCACGCCAGCTCATTGGAGCCTCCAAGGGACAAGGAACGGTAGCCGACACGTGGGGTGACACTCAGGCCGGGCTGGTTGGTTCTGGGCTGGTCGACCCGCAGGCCGGCCGGTGCATTGTCGAAGCTCACCCGCAAATCGCCGTTGAGCTGCGTGCGGTTGTTGGCCGCGGTTTGTTGCAGCAGCGAACTGGAGCTGGACGCCAGCGGTGATACCAAGCCAGGACCCTTGCGGAACCAGGATGGGTTACGCGCGCTTTCGGCATTGCGTTCCTGTTGCTCGGTGGTCAACTCCAGCACACTGCCGGTCGCCTGGTTGATCACTTCACCCAGCCCACCGTTGAACAGCTTGCGAATCGGTGCGGTGATCACCGCAAGCTTCTCCGACAGCGCCGTGAACCAACTCAGCACCGGTGCCCACATGGCTTCAAGTTGCTCCATCGGATGCCAGTCGTCGAACAGGCCACTCAGCACCACAAAGGCGTCCTGGGCCTGCAACTTGAGATCACTCCAGATCGAGGCAAATGCTCCGCTGACGCTACCCCAGACGGCAGAGATCTTGTCCAGGGGCGACCAATCGAAGTAACTGCTGACGATGGTAAAAGCCGCCAGCGCGGTGAGTTTGAAGTCACTCCAGATCGCCGCAAACATCTCACTGACCACCCCCCAGTTGGCAATGATTTGCCCTTGGGGTGACCAACTGAACAGGCTTTTCATGAACTCGACCACTGGCACGCTCAGTGCTTTGAGCAAGTCCCAGAGGGCCGCAAAAAAGCCGCTCAACGGCGTCCAGTTGTTGACGATCAACCCCATTGGCGACCAGGAAAACAGTGTGGTGAAAAAGCCGACCAAGGGCTGCGCCATCACCTTCAGCGACGTCCACAACCCTGCAAAAAAACCTGTGACCGGCCCCCACAGGCGCATTACTTGTTCCAGCGGACGAAATGCAAAGACCGTCTGCAAAAACGCGCCCAGGGTTCCAATCGCCGCCATGACCCGCTCGCCAAGCCCGACAAAAAACGCCGAAATCGGCTTCCAGTTGGCGACGATCAATCCCGCCGCCACGGCAATGCCCACGGCCACCAACACTATCGGGTTGGCGCTGAGCACCAGTTGCATCAGCCCCAGCGCCTGGGACACGCCGGTGACAGCCGCTTGAATGGCGGTAAACGCCACCGCACCCGCTGCGAGGCCCTGCACCAGTTGCGGATTCTCGTTAAGCACTTGGGCCACCGAGGTCAGCAACGGCTCCAGCCCGACCACCACTGCCGTGACGGCAGGCAACAGCGCGGTACCGAAAGCCACCGATACCTTGTCCAACGAGGCGTTGAAATCCTTCAGGCCCTGCGCTGCGGTTTCGGTAACGCCCTGCCCCACGGCGGCATTCACTTCGCCGACCTCAGCCTTGAACGCCAAAGCCGATTTAATGCCGCTGACAAACGGTGCCGCCAGCCCGCCGCCCTTCACCAAACCGGCGATATCCAGCTTGCCGAGGCCCGTTTGTTCCAGGTTCTGCCTGAAGCGCCCGACCGTGGCCTGCAGCGCAGCGAGCTTGGGCGACAGCTGGTCGATCCCGGTCAGGCGCACGGCGGTACTTTCTACTTTCTGAGCTTCTGCCATCACTGCACCTGCTGCATCGCATTGATCCGTTGCGCATGCTCCAGGGATTCCCGGAGCGTATCCAAAGGCCTGGCCAGCATCTGTTCGGGGTCAACCTTCCAGAACCAGGCCAGGTCGTAGGCCACCGCAATCAGCTCGGCGACGGAGCCTGCGCCGCACTCATGAAAAAACCGGCGACGGCCCAGCTCAGCGCGTTGAAGTCCACCAGGTCGAGCTGGTTGACCGACGACGGCGGAATGCCCGCGCACACTGCGATGTACTTGGCGGCCACGTCGAGGTCGAGACTCACGTCTTCACCCTTGTCGATCTTGTACGGCAGCGCCTTGATCGCCCGTACCTCCTGCACCGTCGGGCGGCGCAGGGTGAGTTCGGTCAGTGGCTCGCCGTGGGCCTCGATGGCCACTTGCAGCTTCACCGTGTCGGTCATTGCCAGGTCCCCTTGATGCCTTCGAATTTCAGCTCGATCACGGCGTCGTCGCCCTTGGCCACTGGCTCTTCCACCAGGTAGGCACCGGCCAGCACGTAGACCTTGCCGTTGTTGAATTCGCAGGTGACGGTCATGTCGGTGCCGGCGATCAGTTGCTTCAATGGAAAGTCCGGCGTGTGCAGCGCGGTAACCTTGAAGGACGGGGTGATGTCGGTTTCCTTGTAGAAACCCGGCACCACGGTTTCCCGCTTGACGGCCATCAACGGTGCTTCGCAGCCGCCGTTGATGGTCAGTTGAGCGCCGTCCACTTTGACGTAGCAGGTGCCCGCAATCAGTTGACCCATGATGTTTCTCCCAAAAATAAGCCCGCACTCGGCGGGCTGGAATCAGTTACGAAAAGCGCGGGGCTTACACCGCCGCGTCGTACTGCAAACGGAACTGGTTGAGCAGCGCAAACACCCGCAGCCCGTTGACGTAATCCGGCGGGAACAGCACGTTGACCCGGCTCGGGTCCTGGCTGTCGCGCTCGACGATCAGGTGCTCGGCGAACAGCTCGGCGTTCTCCACATGACCTTCCAGTTCCAGCTTGGCGTACTGGGCAATCAGCTCACCGCGGATAGTGCTCGGGGTGACGATCGGCTGGCCGGCGCCAAAACGCGTGCCGTCAGCGGCGAGTTTGTGGCGCCCGTACTTGCTGGTGATCACGCTCTGCAGACGGCGCACGATAAAGGCCGACTGGTGCAGGGTTTCGCTGTCCAGGTAGGAGTTGTCCGCCTGGCCGAAAGCGTTCTTCTGGTAGGTGGTGATCGCCCGCTGAATGCGCACGTAACCGCCTTCGTAGTAGGCGGTGGCGATGCCGTAGTTGAGCAGCGATTGGCGCTCGGTCAGGGTGAAGCGCTCGCTGGCGTCCGCCGGGTCAAGGCCTGGCAGGCTGCCGCTTTGGGTCGGACGGCTGGCATCGGCGGAGATAAACACCGCCGTGCGTGCGGCCAAGGCGGCTGCCTGGACCCAGAACGGTTGCGGTACGCCCGGCTCCATGGCCTGAATGGTCACGTGCTGGTCGTTACGCCCTTGCCCGGCAGCCACCAGGGTGCCGATGGTGCCGCGCTTGGCGGTGTAGACGTGACCGAACAGTTGCTTGGCCCAGGACCAGCGGCCGCTGTTGTCATCCATCACCGCTTGCCAGGCGTTGAGGCTGGTGGTGTCGGCCCACGGCATGCAGATGAACTCGAACGGCTCATCGCCCATCGCAGCCAGCGCCGCGAGTTGGTCCGGTACACCGGCACCCGCGGCCATTTTGCCGAGCACGGCGGTCAGGCCATCGGGGATTTGTTCACCGTTGCTCTGGCCCAGGCGGTTGAGTTGCAGGCTGATGTCGTTGCCACTGTCACCGGTCCATTTGGCGGTCAGGGTGACCGTGCCATCGGCGGCCACCGCACTGACCGGCAGGTCGGCGCTGGCGTTGATTTTCAGCGCCAGGGCGGTGGCGGCCACGGCAGCGGTCGCGCCATTGATCACGGTCGCTTGAACGCGGGTGCCGCCAACGTACAGGCTGAGAATGCCACCTTGAGTCGCGGCGCCGGTCAGCTTGAGCTCGGCCTTGGCCGCGCTGCCTTCGGTACTGTGCAGCGGCAGGCACCAGATCTCGCCCACCGGGTCACTCTTGCGGAACGTCTCGTACATCGATGCCAGCATCGAACCCTGGCCACCGATACGTTTGGCCATGGCCGCGCTCGACACCAGCACCAGGCTGCCGATTTCCGGGCTGGTGACGTTGTCGTTGACCTGGGCCACGATCAATCGGCGCAAGGCGGACGACGCACTATTGGCTGCCGAATTGTCCATCTCGGCGTAGAACAGCGGTACACGAATGTCCGCCGGAATATGACTGAATCCAATCGCCATTATTTGGCTCCCTGTGGTTTTGCCGCCTTGACGGCTTTGGTTGTGATGTCGCCATCGGCCAGACGTCGACGCCACCAGGCGTTGTCCGGGACTTCGCGGCCTTCGGCGGGCAACAGATCGCCCGCCTCCGGGTCAGGTACGGCACGGCCGGAAACCGGCAGTACGGTGATGCGTTTGCTCATGGTTTTACCTCGGCAGAAAACGTCATTTCCAGGCGCCCGTCGGGGCCTGGGCGTTGCAGATTGGGGTCAGCCGGGTCGATGGCATCGACCCGCACCGTCACCCCGTTGAAGGACGGCAGAGCGTCCAGCTCAAGCTCGAGCCAGGTTTCCGCTGGCTGTGTGCTGAGGTTGCGTCCCAGTTGGAACTCGGCGAAAAATCGCAGCCGGTAGAGCCCGCGGGTCTTCGTCAGCAGCAGCCAGTCGCCGCCTTCGTACTGAATGGGCTCGTAGAAGCGCTCGGGCTTGAATCCCACCAGGGCGCGCCAGACTTCGGCGCGCAGGGCCTGGAGTTGGTCCATGGCCAGGGCTTGTTGGCCGTCCACCAGGTCGAGTACCAGCACCACGCCAAAATGCTCGCGGATAGTTTGCCGGGTGGTGTTTTGCGAACTGTTCGCGGTGGCTGCGTCAGTGATCGGCGTAACGACCGCAGCGGGTGCACCGAGCAGGGTTTGCAGGGCATCGAGATCGAGGCCAGCGTGCACCTGTTGGTTGAAACCGGGGCAGTGATCACGCAGGTGAATCAGTAACGGGGTGATCTTCATAGGGTTCACCGGGCAATAAAAAACCCGCTCGGGAGCGGGTCTGGTTAGAGGGCGCGCGGCTAGACCGTCAAGCCACTGGCGACGATCGAACTGCGGTAGCCCGCCTTCGGCACCCCGGTATGCGTCACCGTTTTGATCGACCATCGCCCTTGCATGTACGTCGGCCAAGTTTCGTCCAGGAGCAAAAGACCTTCGGCCGCCAGCAATGGGTTACCTGGGCAATCAATGGTTAGCGTTCGTCCTTTAAGGCTGGCCCGGCCCAACTCGCGCTCCGCCACCACCCGGGCTTCATTTTCGCTCTGATAGCGCTGGCGCAGGACGGTAAACGGGGCAACCCCGACCTGAACCACCCGCAGCTTGCCTGCCGCGGCATCCCACCAACTGGTTTGGCAACCTGCGTATTTAGCGCGGGCTTTTTCCTCAAACTTGGCGCTGATAAATGCCTGTTCGCCGGGGCGGTTATTCAGGGTCACGGAGAGTTTTACCTCTGGCAGCATCTGGCCAGAAAGCGTTTTGACCTGCCCGCTGTCAGCCAGTACATACAGCTCGTTGAAGGGCTTGCTGACCCCACCGTACTTCCCGGCAAGCCGGGTGATAAAGGCCATGTCGCTTTCATTGGACTGATCGATATGGGGAATGAAAATACCCTCCAGGCTCGGCGCAACACGGGGTGAAAAGCCGTGGCGGGTCACCAGTTGGCGGAACAGCGCCCCCAGGGTAGTTGGCCCGTAACTGGCGGAACGACGCTGCCTATAGCCGGTTTGATCCTGCACACTGAACGGAGCTGCGGTGGCTCCCACCACCAGACGCATGGGAAACAGGAACGGCGTTAGATGGGTAACCACAAACTCGCCCTTTTCCACCAGCCCCGTCTCCAGGTAGCCCGCCCGAAAACCGATCTTCCCGCTCAGGCTCGGCAAGCCTTCCAGGCCTTCGATGTTGAGGGTGAGTTCCAACTGGTCAGATTCAATACCGGTGGTATCCGTATGGCTCCACTGCATGATTCGCTCGTTGAGCAGGGCCGCGTTGGCGCCGTAGAACTCGACGATCGGGGTAAATCCCATTGCCATGAAACCTCCTTAATCCCAGGCCGACACCGGGCGCACCGCAGCCGGTCGCGACTCCACTTCGGGCACGATTACCCAAACACCCGCCGGCAAGACCGGGCCCTGCTCGGCAAGGTCGGGATTCAAGCGCCAGAGGTTTTCTTCAGCCATGTCATCGCAGCGGCCAAGCTCGCGGTAGAGCAGCAGGTTGACCGAGTCACCGGCAATACTTCGCACTCTACGCATTGACGAATTCCTCAAGCACCAGTGTCCAGCCGATCAACAGAGCGGTGCCGTCATCGATCACACAGGACTGATCTTCCGTGACCGAGGTGATGCGCCACAGTCCCCAGTTACGACCGATACCGTCCACCAATGGCAGCGGCGCCCGACCGTTCTGCAGGGCGCGCAGCTCGTCCAGGCGTTGCATGCCCACCGCGTACGCGGCTTTACCTGTGAACGTGAGCTTTTCCAGGTTTTGCCCTTTCTGCCGCGACTGCGGCTTGCTGGCAATAATCTCCAGATTCGCCCAGCCACCGTCCGTGAGGCGGTTGAGACCGGAATAGGCAAACCCGCGCGACAACCCGAAAATAAAATCCCCCAGTACCATTTGCTGTCGCATCAGGCATATCCCCTTAAATCAGTCAGCGATGCGTTACGCCGCACGCTCAAGGCGTCGGTCAGTATCGGTAAGGTTTGGTATTGCAGCGCCTGAATCACGCCATCGATGATGGGTTGGGCATCGGCAAGACTTACACCGCTGATCTGAATGCTTGGCGCGATGGTGATCTGCAGGTTGTCGGTGCTGGCGCTACTGAGTTCCTTGCTTACCGTGTTGGGTGATGGCAGACGATCACTTGGGCCGAACAACTTGTCACCGAGCCAGGTTCCCGCCTCGCTGCCCAACAAACCACCGATGGCGCCGCCGACAGCAGTGCCGACACCGGGAAAAATCAGGGTGCCGATAGCGGCGCCGGCGGAGGCTCCCGCCCAGGCGCCGCCCGCGGTGCTGAGGCCGGAGGCGACCGCTTTTGCGTCGCCATTGCGCACGCCCTGCACCACATCCATGGCGGTGTCGACGTACTTCAACGGGCCGAGGCGGCGGGTGCCTACCGATTCCAGTCTGGCAAACGCTCCCGATAAACTCGCGGCCAGGCCTTTGCCTGCACCGCGCGCCACACGGCGGTTTGCCGACGGCGCCGCGTAGGAGGCAAACGAATTACCAGGTAGGTTGGTCGACGCCTGGGTGGCCTGTTTGGCAGAGAACGGAACAAGCGGCTGGCCCATCGCATTGAGCTGGGGCGCGGCATTTGCCGAGGCGGGAAGATGAAGAGGTTTGAGATCCGCGGCTTTGCCATCGACGGTTGCCTTCGATTCACGCGGAACCGTTTGGCCAGGCTTGGGAAGCTTGACGCGCCGCTTCTTCAAATTCCCGGGGGTGCGAGCTTTGTCTTTCTTGCGGACCGTCTCTCCAACGCTTTCGGGTAACTGTGCGGCCGCCGTTTCAAGTGGGCCGGTGGTGCCAGGGCAACATTGCTTGTCGCCACCCTTGTCCTTGTCTTTATCAAGCCCCCCGTCCTTGAACAGTTTCCCTACTCCGGGAATCTTGCCGAGCGTCACATCGACCAGATTGCCGATCACTCGGGTCTTGACCGTATCCAACAGGCTCGAACCCAAATCCTTGCCGATATCGGCCCCGGCCTTGAGGCCCTTGTCCACCCAGGAGTCGGGGGCCGTAGCTGGGTCCTTTTGCTCGCTCTTCGGCGCGCCAGCGGCGACATCGACCGTCTTGGTCTCCAGCGAGTTACCGTTAATGAACAACGTGCTGTTGAGCGATTCGAGGGTCTCGCGCAGCCGGACCTGCTCCAGGGTCAAGCCGTTGATTTCGAGGCTGGCACTGGCCAGCGCCAGGCTAAGATCCGTCATTGCGGCAGGCACCGCATCCAGGGAGGCAGGCCCGGTCAAATCCTCGGCCGCCGGTGACAAGTCCCTCGAAAGCCCTCGGTCATACGTTTGCCCGGCAAATGCCAGCGCATAGTTAATCTGCATCCGGCTCTACTCCTGTTTGATGCCAAGGCGAGTGATCGCGATGTCGTAGCGGCGCAATGCTTTTCCGGCGTCCCAGTCCAGGATTTCCGCTTCGTTTACCGAGTAAACCAGCGGCACAATATCGAGGATTACTTCGATGTCGCGCTCTGAAAGAAGGCCGCCGGTTGATTTAAAAAATCGTCGATTCGCCCCTGCAGTTCGGTCCAGTCGGGCACGGTCAGGCCCGCCAGGTCGGGGATCATCAGCCCCGAACAATGGGCAGTGATGAACTCAGCGCGCTCCTTGGCCGTGGTGAGTTTTTTCATCACTTTGGTGGCACGCAGGGCGGGCATCTCCAGGGTCACATCGGTCAGGGTTCTGCCCGCTGCGTTCAGCGGCAGCAGCAGCTTCACCTGTTCGGTGGTGCTTGAGTCGCCAGGCGTGCGGGACTCGTCCAGGAAGAACGAAGCCGGGCGGGTCGACATGTCATGCACGTATTGCGCGATGGTCACGTAGTCCGGACGCTTGAGTTGGTCGAGTTCTTTTTCCGACAGGCCGGTGGCGAGTTTCGCCAGTTCGAAAAACTGGTCGTCCTCATCGTCACCAGCCCGGGCCAGCGCGTCTTTTTGCGCGGCATAGAACAGCGGTTTGAGTTGAATCTGCTCGACCGTCGCGCCGGTATCGGCGGTGATCGGCGACAGCAGGATGTGCAGCGGAGGCATCCAGGCCATGAATCAATTCCTTGATGAAGTATGGGAGCGGGAAAACCCGCTCCCGGGGACTTACGGCATCAGCACCGCGCGACGGGCATCGCCGAGGATGTCGACACCGTTGAGCACGAACTTCTGGGTGCGCACGTCGATGTCGATTACCGGGATGCCGTTTTCCAGGCGGTTGTAGGTGCGGCAGGAGAACTCCAGGGTGATGGCGGGTTTTTCGCCCATCTTCAGCGTGGTCTCGGTCAGCGTTTTCAGCTTGCCGCCGATGGTGTGGTAGGTGAAGTAAGTCTTACCATCCTGGTCCTGGCCGGCTTCACGCACGTTCAGCAAAATGTCGTCGCCCAGGCGCACGCCCAGGGCAAGCATGATTTCCGGACCTGCGCCTTGCAGCTCCAATGTGGCGTTGAGCGCTTTGGCGCCCTTGGCCATTTCTTCGGCGATGAAGCGCCCGCCGGTCATGAGCTCCATATCGAACTCAATCTTCGGCGGTGCGAAGGAGGTGACCGTCGCCGACAACGGCAGGCCTTGGAGGGTGGCCGCCATGGCCTGTCTGATTCGGTTGGTAAACATTAGAGAACGTCCTCCAGGAACTGCTCGATGATTTCATCGCGGGCGTTGAGTTGATAAATCATG